GATAACTCAACCTGGACGACAGTGGTAGCCGCTGACCTGATGCCCAACCCTGAAGTTGGCGTATATGGCACAGCGTCTACATTCATCGGCATCACGGCGGCGACAGCCGTAGTGCAGCGCATCGACTACATCGGGCGTAAACGCTATGTGCAGGTCGTCACCACAGAGTCAGGCGCAACCGGCGCGGCGTATGCGCTCTTAGCACACCTGTTCTCGCCGATGATCTTACCGGCTGCATAGCTAGTTTGAGGTGAGGCATGGTCGATAGTTTAAGGCTTGACTGGTCTGTGACGGTGCCACCAACGGCAGAGCCGATTGATATATTGGAGTTGCGCTCCCCCTCAACCGGCTCGTACCTGCGGGTGGACTTCACCGACGATGATCTGGTGCTGACTGCTCTGATTAAGTCGTGTCGCACGATTGCGGAGCAGATCTGTAGCCTGGCCTTTGCGCCACAGACCATTCAAGCGATCTGGACTATGCCGCAAGTCAATGCTGGCTCGCTGTCAGGGTTCAAGCTCCTGTACGATCAGGACTTTTACCAGTACAACGAGTCGTTAGGAGCGAACCCATTCAGCCCTGCGCCGTTCGTGCTGCAATTGCCACAGCCGCCTTTGACAGCAGTGACGCTGTTTGAGTATAGGATCACGGCTTTCAATGCGTGGCAAACGTGGCCTGCAACGGTAGGCGGGGTAGCGAACTACGTAGTGGACACGCTACCAACGCCGGGGGTGGTGTATTTGCAGTATCCGCCACCGGCCTATCAGTACCGATTGACGTACACCTGCGGGTATGCCACGTTGCCGCCTGATCTCAAGTTGGCATTGCAGCAATTCATTGCCTGGAAGTATGAGAACCGGACCGGTGAAGATATGCCTGCGGAGATACAGTCTCAATTTATGGGCAATAAGGTATGGGTGTTGTAAAGGAGAATGTTATGGAAGGTTTGAGGGTTGGGAGTGATGTGCTCTATGTCCTGGATAGTGGACATTCAAAAGGTGATATTCGACCGGCAAAAGTTGTACGAGATTGGAGCAATTATACGACTCCTGGTAGCGATGGCATGGTACAGCTTCAGGTATTTACCGATGGTTGGAACGACGGATTCAAGGAAATTCATCTTGTTCAGGTTGGCGAGCAAAAGGTAGAGGCAATGCTTAATATATTCCAGAATGTGATTTGGCGAACTTCGGTGCATTATTCCGAAACCAAAGAGCCTGGTACCTGGCACTGGCCTGAAAGAGCATAATCATGCCATCAGCCAGCAGTAGAAAACTTGTCGAAAGCCATGCATCGGGCCGCCATGTTATCGCGCATTTCCAGCAACTCACTGGCGTGACGCAGGGGCCAGGTTTTGCCGATGGTGGCACCTGGACGGATGTGCCCGGGCTGTCGAATGTGCCGGTCACATTCCGAACGATGATGCCGTATGAGCGGGTCATGGCGCAGCAACTTTATCCAGGCATCAAGAGTTGGGCATTCATGCGCTGGCGGCGAGGCGTGAACGTGCGTTCGAATATGAGGATGGTGTATGGCAATCATATCTATCGCATACAGGATGTCGGCAATTACGACGAGAACAATACGGACATCATTCTGTACCTGGAAGAATGGCAGCCAACAGGAACGACACGGGGGTGAGATATGACAACGGGAACGAGTTTTAATCACTTTCCACTCATCGCAAGTCAAATCAAGCCAGCTTGCAAGCGAGTGGTACGTGAAACGGCAAAAGATATTCAGGATATGGCCGTGGCCAGTGCTCCGGTTGATACGCATTGGTTAGAGTCAAGCATCTACAGGGCTACAGATCAGGGCGTCAAGTATTCAGGTGCGAAGTTCAGCGGAACCGGCTATCAATTGCAATCAAAAGAGATGTTCCCGCCGGTGCTGCCTGACGACGATACATCGGCTACTGTCGGGGTCGGGGCAACCTATGGAATCTATGTCGAGATGGGGACGCGCTATATGCCAGCACAACCCTACTTTTATCCGGCAGTCGAATGGGCACGCACCTACTTCATGCACGCGCTTGACTTTGAAGGGCTGCTTGCAGCGGGCGTGACTGGCTCAATAGGGATAGAAGCCATATGAGCGAACAAGTCTTATTCAGGATAGCGGGCTTTCCAGCCCCTATGATGGTTATACTCACCTCTGGCAACTTTGCTGAGTTGGCCAGGAATAAGATCATGCTCTCTACAAAATGCTTTTATGCCATGAACAAGGTATTCAGTACCATCGGGCGCAGTAGCAATGAGTGTTTTCATCTTGTCCCGTTTGGCCTCTTGCGCTTTGGTACGCGATTCAGGAGTATGTTTCTTGCCAAGATGGGAAGCCTGTCTACGCGCGCGTGTTTCAGGAGAGTCTACACGCCCAAGGCTATAGGTATTGCCGATGTTGCCAGTATGCAGTTTGGCATTACGTTCAGGAGAAAGTTTTTTCCCAAGACTGTTAGTATTGCCAAGACTAGCAAGTCTCAGCTTCTCGCGGGTTTGAGCAGTATGTTTGGATCCAAGGCGAGAACCGGCCACGCGGTCAATGTTCAAACCCTTCTTCCCAAAGGGTTTGAACTTATCAAGCCAGTGTTGCTCGCGAGCAGTCAAAAGCTCAGGGATAAGCACCAATTCGATCACTTCAAAGGTAAAAGACTGCTCTCTATGTTTATTCCAAGCATGTTGAAATTTGGGATTATGGTGAATATTGCGGCTAAGTTCACTGCGATGTTCAATCCAACGCCTGTGCAAGTTGATGGCACTACCAATGTAGATTTTGCCAGTAATGGTGCAAGTGATGAGGTAAATTCCCGATACGGTGGGGATGGTATCGTGGTAAAATGGATTCATAGTTATCATCCTTCTAACCAAGGTGGTAGCTTAGGCTCCATTCGTGTTACAAGCGCGTTTGGAGCCGCTTCATTTGCCCCCATTATATCACATCCATATCAAATGTTCCATATTACCTGTCAGAAAGCGCAGGTATCTTCATGGAAGTAGCGCAAGCGTTCACCTGGGTAAGCACCACGATGCAATCCGATGCGCCCTTAATGGCTGTTGCCATCGGTGGTGTCTATCGAGAATATGCGCCGATGGACACGGTAGCACCGTTCGTGATCGTGAGCCAGCAGGCAGGAACCGATGTGCTTACGGCCAACGCCGTTCGCTTGTTTGTAAACATCCTGTTGCAGATAAAAATGATTGGGCCAAGTGGGCCTGGTGGGAATTATGCGGCACTTGTTGCCGGAGCAGACCGCATAGATGCGCTTTTCAAATCGGTACGGAGCGTAGGGCTTGCATCAGGAGGGATTCTCTCGTGTTATAGGGAGTCCACCATTGCCTATGGTGAACTCATAAACTCTCAACCATTTTCACATCTTGGCGGGCTGTATCGCATCTATTTGCAGGGAAGTTAGGAAACAGAATGTTCTCAACTCACATCAGTTTCAAAGAATCGGGCCTTCCACCCTTTGTGGTGGGGATATATTCCTTTGGCAACTTTCATGAGTGCAGAGGAATCGAGAGAATGTTCTCTACAAAACTTGCGAATTCCGGTAATGGTTTGTTCAACTCCATCAGGAGAAGTTACAATGATGGTTTTCATGCGCTTAATGCTGACCGCATTTGCACTAGCACTCATCTTGGCGCGGGCTTCTGGACTGTGAATGCGCCCACGTCTTGTAAGACTCATCTTCTCCCTGGCTTCTGGACTATGCTTTTGTCCAAGATGGGAAAGTCTCAGCTTTTCGACAGTTTCCTCGCTTCGTTTTTGCCCAAGGTTAGCCAGACGGGTTTTTTCGATAGCTGCAGGAGAGCGCTTCCTCCCAAGATTGCTTTTATTGCCAAGAGAAGCGGCGCATATCTTAGCACGATGTTCAGCAGTGAATTTCTTGCCCAGGTTGTAGGTATTGCCCTGTTTCTGTGCGCTCAATATTGCACGAGTTTCAGGGGTATGTTTTGGGCCAGGTTTGCCACGTTTCAGGATACTCAGTTTTTCGCGCATTTCAGGAGAGCGCTTTATACCCAGGCTAGAACCTGCAACCTTCGCAATATTAAAGAATGGCTTCAGTTTGTCAATCCAATACTGTTCACGTGCGGTCAGCATCTCAGGGATAAGTACCAATTCAAGTATCTCAAAAACAAAAGTAGCTTCTGTGTACTTATTCCAAGCACGCTGCAATTTCTGATTGTCATGGGTATTGTTACGCAAGTGCTTGCGATGATCTATCCAGCGTCTGTACAGATTGACCGCACTACCAACGTAGAACTTGCCTGTAACCGTACAGGTGATGCAATAAATGCCAGAAGTGGTGGGGGTAGTAGAGGACATGCTAACTGCCTTTCGTTAGTTGCCTTGCTTTCTTGTTGCCAGGGTGTAAGGCGACACCTTTTCGCACAGGGTAATTACTCCTATGCTAGGCAACATCCTGATTATACATTCTTTTTGCCCGCTCTAAAAGCGGAAGTATAAGGAGGTGTTTCTATGACATGGGTGAGCGAACGCGCAAGTATAAACCAAACTCTGCAATTCGGTTTGGAGACGACCCCTGGTACGAACGTTGCCGCAAACAAGCTCTTACAATGCTTTGCCATCGTCTTTGGGCCAATGGCCGATGTTGCGCCCTTCGCGGCGACGGGCCGCAAATACCCTTCAATTGTGATTGAAAATTCGGAATGGGTGGAGGGAACGCTCTCCGGCATATTGGATTATAACGGTATTGTCTATGCGCTAGCAGGCGTGTGTGGTGCTCCGGT